CCTGGCTTGGTCTTGGTGAACTGTGCGGCGATGTCGGGGTAGGCTTCCTTGAAGGCTTTAGCGTCGAAGGTCTCCGAGTCCTTGTTGGACTTGTAGGTGTAGAGGGTCTGGCCATCGTAGGTCACGGCGCTTGCGGATCCGATGAGCTGCTCCAGCTGCGCTCGGAGGTTCTTGAGCTCCGCTTCTTGGTGGTCAAGCGCTTCTTTGGCTGCGACGTACTCGCGGACCAAGTCGGCCACCATCTCGTCTCCCTCGACCGTCTCCTCGGTGCTTTCGGGATAGAGCGTCTTCAGCGCGTCTAGGTCGTCCCCTGTGGCCGCCGGCTCAGTGTCCGTGGTCACTTGGTTCCAGAACTCAAGTTCCGCGGTTGTAAGGGCCACCACGTCGCCGGTGGTGAACTGCACCCGGCGCTCGACGATTCCCTGCCCGCCGATCAAGCAGACCACGCGCGCGTCCCAGAGGCCGGTCACTGCAGCGTAGTGGCAAATCTGGCTCTTGTAGGCCGGCGGGATCTGGCCGTCGTTCCATGCGGCGGCGTTGCCTCGTCCCGACAGGCCGGTGGTCTTGATCTCGAGTATCTCGGTTGTTCCGATTGGGAAGTCTTGCCCGTAGTAATCGTTGACCTTGCCCAACTCGAACTCGTGGACGTTGATGTCGCTCACTCGGCAGATGAGGAAGTCCACGTTGGCCAGCTGGAACTCGTTGTTCCCCTGAAGCAAGACCGGCCAAGCGACAACTGCCAGCCCTTCTTCCGCTATCTGCTTGGCGTAGATTTCCGCGATCGGGCGCTCGAAGGCTTGACCGAGGCGAGTGGCCTCGTTGCCGTTGAACGGGTCCTCCACGCGCCCGGTCTTCTCCAGCCAGAGCTGCATGCGGCTCTTGTAGGGGTTGGTGCCGAGAATGGTGCCGGCGTCGGAGCCGCCGATTCCCTTACCTCGGGCTTCGAGCCACTCCTCGTGGTCGATTGTGTCGGTTCTTGTAATTACTTTCATGGTGCCTCCTCAGGCTTGGTTGGTTGGTACTTCGAACTTAGTGTCGGGGTGTGACATTGTCAAACGGCTGGCCGGTTTTTTTTGCGGGCGCGTGATTCGGCGATCATTGCGGCAACAACCTCGGGGTCCAGCCTGGTCACCGTGACTTCGCCCGACGCGGTCTTCATGGCGCGGTCGAGCTCTGCCTGTTCGTTCCCCGATCGCTTGCGGGCTTGGTACCGTTTGCGGCCACGGTTGGTTTTGGGTCCCGGCATTAGTTGCTCCTCATGTTGCTGCTCGGATGCTGGTTAGCAGGCTGCGAAGCCCATCTAGGCGCGATTGCGCGGCTCGTAATGATTCCTTGCATGTCATAAGAGCGTTGTCTGCAATTTTGTACGCAAGTAGCAAGTCGGCGCAGGCGTCGGTGGCGTAGTCCTCTACCGCTCCAACCGTGGCTTTGTCGCTGGCCGCTCGGTAGGTAATGCGAGCTTTGGCAAATTCGGTTTTGTAGGCCACTTCGCACTCCGCTGCGCGATCTCCCGCAATGGCGATCTCGTCGACGAGCTCGTCAATGCGCTTCAGGCTCTTGGCGATGCCGTTCTGGACGGTGGCGACGGTGAACATATCGGCCACGATTACCAGTCCTTACAGGTCGAGGTTTGGTCAGGGACGGGGAGTCCGTGCTGGATGACGGTGGCGACGTAGACCTGCTGCTCGGGGGTCGCTAGGTACGGGGCTCGAGCGAAGCGCAAGCCGCCGTTGTGCTCCCAGTTCCACTGGGTGATGCCCAGCCCACCGGCGTAGTGGCCACGTTGCGCCCAGTTGTGGGTCTCGCAGACGTAGACGCGGAGCCATGCTCGCATGGTGGCGGGGTGAACCAGCGGTTTCGGAGCGTGGTGTGTGACGTGCGAGGCAGGCGCCGGGTGGTGGTGCGGGTGTCCGTGGTGAGGCGCTCCGACTAGAGCCAGCGTGACTGCGATCACCGCGACGCTTCTCATGCTGGTCCCCAGAGGATTGCGCGCCGGCCTGATTTGGTCTTTGCTTCTCCCACCTGCTTGACCAGACCGTCTTGCGCGAGCTCGATGCGGCGTGGACGTGCGGTGTTAGGCGCAAGGTCAAGCTGCTCTGCGATTTGCTCGTCGGTCATTGGTTGCTCGCGGAGCGCTTCCAGCACCCGGCTGCGAAGCGTGGCCGTCTTCCCGATCATGCTCTCGGCGGCAAGGATGCTTGTGAGCTGGTCCTCGTAGGGCGGAAGGTCGAAGAGGTTGTAGGTCATGCCTCGCCTCCCATCTCGGTGCCGCACTTGCAGCAGGTGATTCGGACGGTGGCGTCTCCTCCTGCCCAGAATGGACTGGTCAGTCGGTTTTTGTGTTCTTCGCAGTACCAGTCGACCGTGCCGCGCGTGGTGTAGCGGAAGTAAGCGGTGGGCGCGTTCGTCATCAGATCACCTTCCAAAGGATGCCGTCTTCGTCGGTGCCGTGGATTGCGAGGTCGGTGACAATCACGCATTCCGTGCTTCCGATAAAGCGACAGACCGTTTTGCCGTTCATGTCTCCGACGACTTCGGCGATTGTTTGGCGCGGGTAACTGCTGACCAGCTTGTCGCCGGGCTTTGGGTTGCGGTGCTTCAATTCCATCTTGTCCTCCTCAGGATTCGGGCGGTTTGCCCTTGTCATCATTATTGTCCACGGGGTGGACGGAAATCCACTTTATTTCAAGATTTTTTTAGTCCGTGAAACGCCTTATGATTCTTGAGGTTTGGCGCGCCTAGTCGCTTGGTAGCACGCCATGCACATGCCGGACCGGAGCCGATCTGCCGGTGTGCATTCCACGATTCGGTCGCATGCTTTGCACTTTTGAACCGTTGCTTGCTTGGCTCGCTCTTTGCCGGTCTTGACGAATTGTACGAGGTCGTTGAGCTTGATGCTCATTCTGGCCATCTCATCGAGCAGCCGGCTGATGTCGACGACCGCATCGAAGACCGGATCAGAGACGCGAGCTGCTTCTTTGCGAAGCACTGCGGCGGCGGTCGGGTCGGCGTGGGTGCCTTTGCTCCGTGGTCCTCGTTCCCCGGTGCTGTCGACCTCCGCTCGTCTTCCGGCTCGCCTGCATAGGTCGAGCATGACGCCGTCGGTCAGTGGAGCGATGTTCTTCTCCACAATTTTGCGGTCTCGAATCATGCGGTCGCTGTTCTTCATCGGCCGACCATCCCGTAAATTAAACCGAGGCTCACGATTGCAATCAGGGTGAGGGCCAGCATTAGTTGCTCCTTTTGATTATTTCAATGACGGCGTCCCAATCGCTGGGCTTCCAGATGTAAACCTCCGCGCACGGTATTTGCCGCAGTTCGGCAAGCACCTCGTCCTGTGCTGGTGAGGTGCGACCCTTCTCTCGCTTTAGCTCAGCGAAGATAAGCCGGTTGCCGCGCCATGCCGTGATGTCGGGGTACCCGGCGAGGCTTACCCGACGGCTGTCAGGGACGGAGTAGACCGACCAGCCGTGTAGTCGCATGGCGTGGGCCACCTGTTCGTGGTAGTCCTTCTCGAGCATGGTTGATTTCCATGTCGCTTTGCCGAAGAGCGGGTCAGCCACGGCGTCTCCAAACTTCTTCGATGAGCATGGTCATGACGGCGTCGGCGTCCATCTTCTTGATGGCCTTCTTCCGCTTCCGCGAGAGTCGGCGGTCTGTCCGTAGCCAGAGGGTGAATCCGCCCTCCTGCCCTACTTTGGTTCTCCTAGTGCGGGTCAAGTCGGTATACCTCCCGGGCTCTCGATGCTGCGATCAGGTCGGCGCTGGTTGCCCAGCTGTGGACGGTGAACCCGTGCTCTTGGCTAAACGCGGGCTCCGTGGTAATGAAGCTGTGGCATGGCCGGCATAAGGCAAGGACGTTGTCTTCGTCGAGTATTGACCCGCCGCGCGCCCTGGTCATGATCTCGTGAACGTCCGTGGCCCAATTGCTGCAGGTGCCGGGAATCTGGGCTTCGCAGTTCATCCGCTCCTCGAGTATCTGGCGAACAAAGATGCGGCGCGCCACGTTGACGCTTGCCCGTTTTTTGCTGACGGGGTTGATTCTGGTGCGCTTCATTCGTCTTCTCCGAAGGGAAAGTCTATTGAGCCCATGTTGAAGGTCTCGCCGGGAAACCAATTGCCCTCGGGCCATCTTTGGTTGCGCTCGAAATAGTCGACGGTGTAGGCGAGGCATCGGAAGCAGAAATGCGGGTGCGCTCCCCAGAAACTTTCGGTGCGCTCGATGACGTATTCGGTGCAGCCGTCGCAGCGGCCGGGAAGCCAATGCTCCATGCGGCTGTAGTGCTTCGCCACCCACTCAATAATTTCGGGCTCCTTTGAGCCGATCAATGTTAGCTGCCCTCTGACGGGGTTGGCGTTGACCGAGATGTCCTTGCGCCATAGTTGGCATAGCAGGGCGAGAAAGTCGTCTTCCGGCTGTGGGTTGTCCTCGGTTGCGAGCTTCACGCTTTTAGGATAACCGACGGCGGTTGTCATCGCATGCCCTTCAGAATCGCTCGGTTTCGCTCTCTAATAATTTCTAAATTTGGCGTTGGTTCAAATGATGGTTCTTTATGGTTAGTAGGACACGGGTGTCCGGTCTGGCTGTCGCAAATGTCCGGTCTGGCGGCTCCAATGTCCGGTCTGGTTTTGCGCTGGGCGGACATGGTGTCCGGTCTGATTTTGCCGAAGTCGTCGGGTAGAGCGAAGCGGTAGCAGGTCGCTCTGTGCGCTCCTGGTGCCCGCTGTACCGAGATGACGCCTAGTTCGACTAGGTCTCGTAGTATCCGCCGCACGTGGCGGTCGCTGAGGCCGGTCTTGGCGGCCAGCAGCGCTTGGCTGGGGCGCGCTTCTGAGCCGTCGTCGTGGCAGTGGTCGGCGAGCGCGATCGCAACGAGTTTGTGGCTTGGTTGCAGCTCGAGCTGCCAGACGTAGGTTTGGACTCTGACGCTCATTGCGCTTCTCCTTCTTTGAGCCGTGGGCGACGCAGTTTAGCCGAGCGATCTGCGTGGGCTCTCCTGCAGGCTGGGCACGTCACGACGTATCCTGCCGCTCTTCCACCGTTGGCCTGGCATCGGCGTGCCAGCATTTGGTAGCCACCCTCGGTGCCGCACCTGGGGTGCGCTCCTTCGTCGCCGTAGCCGGGTGGCATGATGTGGCCTTGTAAGTACGCTTCGTGGGCTTCGTTGCACTTTTCGCAGTCGAACCCGACGGTCTGCGAGAATTGGTATCCGCGCTCCGATCCGCACGATGTGTGGTCCTCGGGGAAGATGGTCCTCGTCGCAAGGCGTATCCCGCGCCGGCGCCTGATAGCTTTGAGCTCTCGGGGCGTTGCTCCTCCCCAGATGCCGTACGCTTCATTCTGTACGCCAATCTCGAGGCACTCGGGCTGGTACGGGCAGTCGGCGCAGATGGCCTTTGCTTCTTTGACCTGAGCGCGCCTGGTGTTTGCGGTTCCTTCGTGGTAGGAGAAGAACAGTTCGGTCTTTCCCTTGCACGGTGGGTTTTGGAATTGGTTGTCGCTCATTTGGCGTTTCGCTGCGCCTTCTTCTCGATTGCGTAGCGGTTATGTGCCAGCCGGCACGGTTCGCAGTCTTCAACTTCGAAGCCTTTGAGCCGTTGAGCAATGAGACGGTAATAACCGGCGTTGGTCCCGCACTTGGGGTGCGTGGCGGCCTGATTGGTCTCGAGCTCGATGCCTCGTGCTTCCCTGATGGCTTGCCGCTCCTCCGCCGTGGTGCCTCCCCAGACGCCAAAGTCCTCGGTTAGCAACGCCTGGTCGAGGCACGCCAGCCGTTGAGGGCAGCCGTTGCAGATGGTCTTGGCTTCCTCTGCTCGGGCGTCGTCGAAGAACAGGCCGGTGTCTAGACCGCTGCAGTTCACCATGTCTTCGTGAAGGCGAGCACGGTGGCGGTGGCGACGGCCGAGACTGCCGCTGCTGCGATTGTGACCCCGAACCGGGTTTCTGGGCTCCAGCTGGTAAGCAGGGAGGCGTAGGCGGTGGCCATAAATGTCATCAGGGCGACGAATTGAACCTTGCCGCGGCCTTCTTGGATCGTGATGTGCTTCTTCTTCATTGTGTCCTCCTCAGGATCAGGTTGAGCGGTGTGCTTGTCTTCGAAGATAGTCGGCGGCTCGGTGCCGTGTCAATTACCAATGCAAGAAGCCGACCTCTTTCGAGGCCGGCTCTCGTGCGCTGGTGCTGTTGCCGTTATTCCGGCAGGATGATGCCCTTCTTCTTGGCGGCTCGACGCGTGGCTCTGTTTGGCGCGTTGAGTGCTTCGATGTGTGCCACCAGCCCTTGAATTTGCATGTGGGCGTGGAGCAGCGCGTATTGCATCAAGTTGCTGTGCGCCAGGTCTTTGACCTTGCCCTCCTTGCTTCCGCCGTAGATTTCTTTGGCGTCTTCCGGGGTGAGCGTGATGTCGCCGTAGTTCTCCTTGATGGACTGCAGGATGCTTTCGACTGCTGTTGAGGTGGTCGCCATTAGAACGCGTCCTCCGTGCCGTGGTGCTGCGTCGCACGAGGCTGTGAGCCGGTCAGCAATCGAAACCGGAGGTCGGGGCCGCATCCCTCGATTTTGATTTCGAAGGTCGACCGCTTCTCGCCCTTGTCGGTTTCCCAGGTGCGCTGCTCCTGCTGGCCGGTGACGACGACGCGATCTCCCTTAACGAGGCTGTCGGCGATGTTTTGGGCAAGCGTGCCGTAGGCCGTGGCGTCGAAGAAGGAGGTCTGCTCCATCTCCGCGCCCTGCTTGTCCTTCCACTTGCGCGTGACGGCCACGCCGATTTTCACGGTCGCGGTCCCGCTTTTGTCGAGGAACTTGAGCTCGGGGTCCCGGGTCAAGTTTCCAATGATGGTGATGGTTGCTTCAGCCATTAGCTGCCTCCTCTTTTTTGGTTAGGTCGCTCAGAATGCTACTGCACTCGGTTTCGTTGAGCTCATGCAAGCCAGCGAGCTGCCGGCCGGTCTGTTCTTCTAGGTATTCCTTGCGGGCGCTGGATTCGGGGTGGATGCGGATAAGCGCCTCCCGGACCTGCTTTTGCTGGTCGGTCAGTGCGGGAACCGTTGGCTTGCTGGTCATGCGCTCGACCTTCGCCATCTCCTCCCGGCTGGGGCGCTTGCCCTTTGGTGCGTACCCAGCGTTCGCCAGCGCACGTCCGATGCTGGACGTTTCTCCGTTTTCCGCCGCCGAGGTCTGGTTCACGCCTCGTTGCGTGACCTGCTCTTCTGCGTAGCCTGTGGCGAAGGGCTGGGTTTCGCCTTCGCGGTAGAGCATGGCGCGGAAGATGAACTGCCCGTCGCCGTGGTGGATCAGGTCTGTAAGGACTCGTCCGTTAGGGTGGTCCTCCCAGAAGCGAGCGAGACGAATCTCGACGGGCTCGTAGTCTGCCAGGTTGAAGTTCGCCATTATGCCGCCGCCGTTTCCATGAGCTTGGCTGCAAACTCGGGGTCGAGGCCCATGCCGCTGATGATGACGCGGCTGAGCTCTTCGACGCGTTCCAGCTGTGGGCTGTTCGCTCGGTCTGCTTGCGCTTCTGCCAGGATGATCGTAAGCATGGCCACTTGCTCGAGGTCGAGCGTGGCGCTCACGGTCAGCTTGACCTTTGGTTGGTTGTTTGTTTTCATTTTTTCCTCTTTTCAGGTGTTCTGTAGCCAATTGTGAACTACAGATTTTGAGACCTTGATGCCGGTCTCGTTCGTCAGGGATTCTGCTATTTTGCGGCAGCTGGTCCCTTCAGATTTTGCCGTCTCGAGTCGCTGCTTTAGCGAGTACCCGAGCCGGTCTTCAATTATCGTTCTTAGGTGTGACATCACTTGGCCTTCTTGACCGGGCGCACCAAGTCGGGCGCGAAGTGACGGTACTTTGAGTGCTGCCAGGTGCCGCCGATGACCGTAATCCATAGCGGGCTCCCGGCTTCGTTCAGGCGGACCGAGTAGAACGTAAACTTGCCGCGTACGTTGGTCACCTTGACCTCGTCGCCGCGATCGTAACCGTTCCAGCTGGTTAGGACGAGGCCCTTTGCTACCGCCATGCTTGCTCCTGCTCTTGTGCGGTGTAGTAATCGGAGACCTCGGCGAAGCAGGTGTGGCAGACGAATTCAAAGCGAATCAGCGCGCCGTGTGCGTAGCGCAGGCACCATTTGCAGAATGCCATTAGCGAACCATTTCTGCGGTGAGAGCGTCGGCCATCTTCTCCGCCATGTCGAGGCTTCCGCGCACCGTGAAGATTGCTTCGCCGTTGTAGTAGCCGGTGGTTCCCCAGCCTTTGTCGCTTTGTATTTCCCAGCCGCTGTTGGTCACTCGGGTGTCTTGGTCGAGCTGCTGCCATGCGTTCGCCATCACGTTGGTTGTCTTTTTGGTTGCTTCCATGTGTCCTCCTCAGGATCTCCGGCGCTTTGCCGTTGGTACCAACTTAGTCCACGGAGTGGACACGACGCCAACTTATTGTGGATTTTTTTGTTGCCGAAAGCCCTTGCGGTTATTGGGTTTTACAATATTAACGCAAAAAACCCCGCCCGTTCACCGCGTAGGTCGGTGTCGGGCGGGGTTCTTTTGTTTCACCTGAGGGAGTATGAAAGCAGAAGCACGTGGCGCTTCGTTTCGATGTTAGTCCGTGTTCGTGTAGGCGGTGAACAGTTGGGCCGGCGTCACGGTGTAGATGTCGCCGAAGTCGTGTAGCCATCCTCCGTAGCGAAGGGCCTCGCCGACCAGCGCGCTGCAGATCCATGTGCCTGCTCGTCGCAACGATGGAAACCAATTTGGCGTCATGCAGTCGAGGGCGCAGCTCGCAATCGAAAGCCACCCGTAGTGGCTGCCGACCTGGGCGCGCGCGAAGGCAAGTATGTCTTTGCGGCTGTGGTCCGGGTGCGGCTCGACCAATGTGTATGCGCCGACGCTCTCGATGGGTTTGTCGTCGGTCACTCCGCTTGGCTCCGCCTGAATAATGTACGTGACGAATCGTGCGGTGCCGTCGCTGACCGACCCGACCATTTCTACGCGATCAACAACGAAGGCGTGGTTCCAATGGCTGGGCTTCTCTCCCCAGCGGATGCGCTCGCCGAACCTAATCGCCTTGCCCATCCAGCCGTTGCTGTGCGCGAAGCCAATGTCTCCCGGCTGCGGCATTCCGCTCACTTCGAAGCGGTCTCGGTCGGCGTCTTGCCGGCGGCCTTGACGGGCAGTGCGCCAAGCAGCCACGAGAGCTTGGGGAACTTGACCTCGAGCTGGCGAATGGCGGCGTAGTAGACCGTCGATGCAATCGGCAGGGCGATGGCGAGCTCGGACGGGGTCAGGTGCTTCTCCGCCTTCGTAATCCACGCGACGGCCGAGGCCACCAGCACGGGGACGAAAGTGCGGATAATGTTCTTCTGGTAATTGTTCATGGTTTCTCCTGTTTGGTTGTCTATAGCACTGCGATGTCGGACCAGCCGCGCTGGTCGTGGTTGCCGATGAGCATGGTCAGCGTGCCTGGGGTGCTCCACTTGCCCGTCATGTCGGCGAACCACTTGGAGCCTCCGTCGAGGCTTGGGCATTGCATGCGGTAGAAAGGTCCGAAGTCGTCGATGGCGAGGTGGTGACGGTGCGCCGTAATCCACACGCGTGGCATGCTGCCGGTGTCGTACTGCAGGCGCTGGGCTTGGCCGCGAAGCCACTCGTGCTCCTTGCCGCTTATCTTGTGACCGTGGGTGATGGCGACCGGAACGCCCGAGAGCTCGATGATCTGCACCATCTCGTCGTGAGCGACGTGCCACTCGCTCGGGCCGTCATCGCCGAAGATGCGCTGGAGCGTGTCGCCCAGGTAGCCGCCCACGTTGTCGGAGTCCGAGGTGATGGGCTTCGAGCC